AATCACCATGCCTTAGAACTTTAAGAGGCGTAGCTGCGTATGGACCTACCACTTCCAACCTGTTATCAGGACTAGTTGTTCCTATACCAACGTTGCCATTTGCGTCCATCCGCATTTTTTCTCCACCACCAACAGTTCCAAATTTAATTCCTTCTGCTTGTATTAATAATGGTAGAGTTTGACCTATATTATTTTTATGCGCCGAGATTCTTGCTTGATTAGATATACTTGAAGCGAATTCCAATCTAGAATTTGAAGAATCTTCAACAAGAATTTTGCTAGTAGCTTTAATCTCCCCTACAACCTGAAGCTCTTTTGTTGGATTAGTTGTTCCTATACCAACCTTATCACTGAACAACCCAGTAACTCCAGATATATACGGACCTGTAGAGATGATTGATGTGGTTGTTTCATTCCCGCGAGTAGTTACAGTCTGTAACGTATCAACTTCCGCTACCCCCGTAAGAACAGGAACACCGCTAACGAATAGACCTTCTCCGAACATTCCACTAGTTGGGACATAAACGCCACCAGAGAAGTCTAAAGTAGCGGTATGCGCTCCGCTTGATGCATGAGTTCTATTTTGTCCATCTGCGAAGACTGCAGCGCCTTCATTTGTCGCTGTTATTTCAGCTCTTCTTCCAAAAGCGTAAGAGTAATTGGCGCTTGCTGTGTTTAAATGTCCACCTCCTATGAATGAGTGCGTTCCAGAGGCTGTGTTCTCTTGACCTCCAGCAATTATAGAATGTAAACCAAAAGTTTTATTGCCTTCTCCAGCGCTAATTGCGGAAAACACTCCACTAGTGATATTCTCTTCTCCTCCTCCTATAAAAGAGTAACTGCTTAAAATTTCATTGGAGTTTCCTCCTAGTAATACAGAGTTTACACCAGTAATTAAGTTATTCTCTCCTCCTAGTATGGCTGAGACAATAGCTTGTGAACCAGAAATTGTGTTTAAACTTCCTCCGCCTATGAAGTTTTTATTACCACCTTCTATATAGTTATTCTGTCCTCCTCCAATAACAGAGTAATCAGATCCTGTTATATCATTATTATATCCACCAACGCTAGCTGCATAAACAGAATCTACGACTTCTATCCCAGACCCACCACCAATAAAACCGAAGTTACTACCAGATATTTTATTAGAGAATCCACCTGCTATTGTGCTGTAGTGGCCACTAATAATACCGCTTTGCCCCCCCAGAATAGCTGAGCCTGTAGCTGGAGAAGACCCAATAACAATTCCTCCGCCACCAATAGTAACAGAGTGGGTTGGGAATAATTCAAGAGTATTACCTTGTGTATTTACATAGTCACTTTTTATCGTTGTGATCCCTTGTCCGAAATTTAGCGCCCCGTCATAATAATAAAGTGATTTATTTGTATCTGCAACTCCTATCGTACTATCGAAATATAGAGGGGCGCTCCCAATGAGACTTAGACCTTGATTGGTTGTTTTTCCGCGAGCTGTTACAGTTTGTAAAGTGTCCGATTCTGTTCCTGCGGCATCCCCTGAAAGGAGATACATCTTACTGTCTGGTCCTGTTAATCGCCCACCGATTCCCGTTCCTAAAGCGTTTCCACTAACATTAAGATTACCACCGTTAGAGCTATCTCCTTCTAAGCCTCCTTCAATAGTAAAGTCTCCAACTAATGATTGGTCTCCTTGGTTATAGAGATTTAAATCTGGTCCTTCGACGTTAGGCTCAAGAGTGTATGGACCGATAGTTAGGATCTCTGGTTCAAAACCTACGTCACTATCTGCAATTAATTTAAAGAATAAAGGCGTAGCTTCTTCAATACCATCGTTAGCGGTTAGAGCAATCTTCTGTCCTTCTTGGATCAGATTCAATGGATAATTACCGACTAAACTACCCCTGTTTGTTACAAAATCTTCAGATGTACCTTTCCATATAGTGACATCTCCAAGATTGGTGAAGTTTGGACTTTCATTAAAGTTTAATGTCAACTCAATGAACCCAGTAGATCCAGAAGTGTTAATTGGCTGATTATTAAAATATTTTATAGCATCTGCTCTATCAGAGGCAGATGTTATAGTACCAGTTTCTGGAGGGGAATGGTTACTAAGGTTTTGGTTTAGAGATGTTTCTCCAGAGGCTTGAACTATTACCCCATCAAATGTAGCTGTGTTTGCATAAAGGTAGAATTCTCCCGTTGTAATTCCTCCGTCTTGGTTAACTATTTCATTTCTTATCCCGAAGTTCCTATTGTAAGATCCAAATACATCTATGTTCTGGGAACGGGAAAAAGTGAAAGTAGAGTCTCCATTTGTCCTATAGTTGGGGAATACTACATTTGCGTTAGAATCTAAAATACTGATTATTTGTCTATCGACAAAAGGGTCAGAGGCTATTTGGGCTGCTGATGTTAAGAGTTCCCCATTCCTGTTTAGGATATTAAATTGAAGAGATACGTCTCCTCCGTTTGTATATACTCCACTACCTGTAATTATCTTAGTAGGATCATCTAGATCGGCATTATAACTACTTTCAAATTCATAGATCTGGTGAGTGGTAAAACTTCCTTCGTAGTAACCACTGACACTAATATCAGTGCTGGTGGTTCCTATACCAATTTTTGTCGGCGCTGAATTGGTTCCTCCGATATAAGCAGCATAAAAAGCCGCTTTATATTCTTTATTTTTTTCTGTACTGTATAAATTAGAGCCTCCTACATTAACGTAAGGTCCACTTTCTGACCTTAAATCTCCAATAGGAGTGGTCCCACCGATAACTGTGGCTAATCCAGTATACATATCAGGTTCAGTCCCTCCTATAGACACAGGTAAAATCGACCATCCACCAGCCCCAATCGCACTTATAAACTCAACACCTGTCCATCCAGAGGCAGTTGCATTAGCATTTAAATAACCTCCTACTCCTGTAGCTCCAGTAGCAAAGTCTCTAGCTTCTTTTGCGTAGGCAAAAGCCGCACCAGTCTTAGGTATTTTTAATACTGAATATCCCGTATAGTTCATTATAAAATAGTTATTTTATTTAAAAAAGATTTAGAGTAAGTAAGGACATCTTCATATATTATAAATATACCAGTATTTATGTATGGAGAGTTATAGTATGCATTTTCTCCATCGCGGCCCATATTCCCTAGTGTATTTACACCTACATTAAATACACCTACTTGATTTAATCCAGATAGACTAATACTAGTAACATCTTTTGGGGTAGTTGTGTCAACTATTTGACCGTTGGGTAAAGTGAGCCTCACTCCATACCCTTTATTATGAGTGACATTAGTCCATTCTCCTGTAATATTGAAGGTCTGGTTGGTTGCATTTGGGGTTCCTGTCGTGACATCGCCAACGAATGTGGGAGGTGGTAGGGTTTCATAAGTCACTCCATTGATTGTTTGAGCTACTTGATAACTGTAAGTGTTTGCTTCATTCTCTATACTTATATTTTTATCAATGAGATCAAATTTCCCAGTATCATATTTTGTCGCGGTGACGAGATATTCATTCGGATTCTCTTCTTTCATCGAGACTACTTTATAGAAGAAGGGGCTTGCGTCTTTAATTTGGAATCTCGCCGCACTACCTAATTTTATAGAAGGGAGGAGTTCTGGTTTGTCAAACCCTGAAAGAGAACATCCATAGTCTAAATTTGTGACAATACCAGTTACGTTAATGGTAGTTATTTGTTCTGGAGCTGTGCCAGATAAATCTGAATTCGTTATACCGCGAGTATAACTTTCAAAACTACTGAGATCAAAACCAGAAAATGCTACAGCTGTCCCTCTTTTATCTGCGACAGTCATGTCTAAAGGGGCTATTTTACCAGTATTGAATTGAGTCAGTGTTTGAGCGCCTGTTAGTTCAGCAATAAAATCTCCAGAGTATAGGGATTTAGCGTTTCCAGAGCCTAAAACCCAACCTGTCACACCTGTCTCAAAGTAAACTAATGTCCCAGATATTCCTGTGTAGGAAGCATACTCAGAATATCTAGTTTCTCCTGCGCTAAATCCAGTGGTCTGATCATAACCTACGGTATAGTTTGAGAAACTGTAGTCTCCAGTGAACCTTTTCCAAGAATCTGTGGCTAGCCCAGTTATGGTAAAATTGTCGTATCTCTGCCTATTCTGATTAGCTGCGATATCAAGTTCTTCAATTCCATCTATTCCAGTGGGGTTGTAAATAGTTAATACTCCCGTGTTCATTGAAGATGAGAATGTATTACTTAGTCTAATTGTTTCGTCATTTAAGTTAACATCTAAAATTTTGCCAAAATTAGTTATGTTAGTCTTGAGTTCGTCTTCTATGATAACTAGATCTCCAGGTTTACATAGGAGAGTTTCTAATCCAGCGGTAAATGCTACTTGTTGATTCTCTTTTATTTTAGAAAAGATTTGGTGTTGAGCTGCTCTGCGAGCCATAGCCCGAGAAGTTATACCAATTCCTTCGATACGTTTCTTGAAAATACCTCGCTCCTTTATATCCTCTTCGTCTTCAACGACTTCTATCTTTGGTGTGTAATTGTCAAATCTATCTCTATATCCTATCTCTATAGTATTAAACTGCTCATCTCTTCGATTATTTGAGTAATAGAATAAACCGTCTTTAACGCTTTCATTTGTAAAGAGGTTGACCGCTGTTCTAGGTCTATCGTCTACAAAATTGATCTCAGAATTACTAAAGAAGGTTCTTCCTCTAAAGAGCGCAGCTATAGTATTTATAGCGTCAAATATTTTTTGTCCTTGGTCGAATACTGCGTTACAAGAAAAACGAGGTTCTTTTCCGCCTCTCCCATCTGTAACTCCTAAAAAGTACCCTTGACTATCGACATTATCGCAAAATTTACCTATCTTATAAAGTTGCCATTTATTTATATTGTCAGAGTTGATATGAGAACCCATTCCATATCTTACATTCGTTAGCAAATCATAAAGAATCCATGCTGGGTTATCTGTCCATTGGAGGGTTTCATGGAAAGACCCATTCCAATCGCCTTTGTAAATTAGTTTATCTTTTTGGCTGGCATTGTCAAATTCAGCTTCAGTATTATAATATCTCTTATCTATACCTTTGTTAGTTGGGTAATAGTTACTAGGGACTTTTACTTTTTTTAGTTTACAATCAAAACTTCTTTTCGGTATACTACTAAAAGATCTAGAGTCTAACTTTGTTCCTATTATGGCAGAAAAAGGGTAAGGTAGATCCGCATCTATGATTTCTGTGACTTTGTTTACTGATACTACTTTAGCCAGTAGAACAGAGTTAGTCTCATAAGAAAGCTTTGTCACTTTTATGTATCTATTCTGATTCTGGAAGTCATCAATTACGCCAGCTTCTATACCTTTTTCTCCATCAGAAGTTAAAAGATTTCTTTCTTGCGCTTTACTAAGTGGGAGTTCAAAAGGTTGAGAGAGATAATTAATATTGCTATCATCTCCATTCAACTCTACTACAAATTCTCTACCACTAGACCCTTTGTAATCAGGATTGCCGATATCT